GGGACCCCTATTGAGGTACCATATTTCACACAGAAAAAAACATTTTGAAATGCCTGCAAAAAACACAAAACTAGAACATGTGCCAGACGATGCTCTAAAAGAGATTGTCTTAATTCAAAATCGTATCAAGCAACTAGGCGTGCGCGAGAAAGCGCAAACAGATTTCATCGAGTACGTTAAGCACGTCTGGGACGGCTTCATCGAAGGCGAGCACCATAAGCTCTTTGCGCAAAAGCTCGAAGCTGTGGCCAAAGGCAAGTGCAAGCGTCTTATCGTTAACATGCCCCCACGTCATACCAAGTCTGAGTTTGCTTCTGTGTTCTTTCCGAGTTGGATCATGGGCCTCAAGCCTGACATGAAAATTATGCAAACCACTCACACCGCCGAACTCTCGGCAAGGTTCGGGCGCAAGGTGCGTAACCTGATGGACACAGATGAGTACAAGCAAATCTTCAACAAGGTGAGTTTGTCTGCTGACTCCAAATCAGCAGGTCGGTGGGAGACGAACAAAGGCGGCGAATACTTTGCTGCTGGAGTCGGTGGCGCGATCACGGGTCGAGGCGCTGACTTGCTCATTATCGATGATCCACATTCTGAGCAAGATGCTCTGTCGCCTACTGCCCTTGAGTCGGCTTATGAATGGTACACCTCCGGCCCGCGCCAGCGTTTACAGCCTGGTGGTATTATTGTGATTGTGATGACGCGCTGGTCAACATTGGATCTTACTGAGAAACTGATTAAGCGCATGAGCGAAGACCATGCTGATCAATGGGAGATTTTAGAGTTGCCTGCCATTTTGGAAGACAACACCCCTTTGTGGCCCGGCTTCTGGAAGCTTGAAGAGTTAGAGGCTGTAAAGGCTTCGATTCCCATTTCCAAATGGAACGCCCAGTACATGCAAAACCCTACCTCTGAAGAGGGTGCCCTACTCAAACGCGAGTGGTGGCAAATGTGGGAGCAAGACAATCCCCCTCCTTGCTCCTACATACTTCAGTCTTACGATACAGCTTTTAGTTCCAAAGAAACTGCTGACTATAGCGCCATTACCACTTGGGGCGTTTTTAAACCAAGCGATGGCGCACCTGAATCCATCATGCTGTTAGATGCTAAACGAGGGCGCTGGGACTTTCCAGATTTAAAAGCAACAGCTTATGATGAATATAACTATTGGCAACCGGACATTGTCTTGGTAGAATCTCAAGCAAGTGGTACGCCTTTGACGCAAGAGCTGAGAATGATGGGCATACCTGTGGTGAACTACCGACCCACCAAGGGGAAGGACAAAGTCACCCGTGTACACAGCGCCTCTCCTGTGTTTGAAGCAGGGATGGTGTGGGCTCCCGATGCCATATTTGCAGAGGAAGTTATAGAGGAATGCGCAGCATTTCCATTTGGTGAACACGATGATTTTGTAGATTCAACAACACAGGCTATACTGAGATTTCGTCAAGGTAATTTTGTTCGATTGGACTCTGATGAAGAGGACGATGAACCAATACCGAAACAACGAATATATTATTAGAGGTAATAATCATGGCAGGAAAAATAATTAAATCAGGCATTAAAGCAGGCGTTAAACGTGGTAGAGGCAGGCCTAAAAAATCTACAAAAGTTACTGCTACAAAAGTAGATACTGGTGTAAAAAACGCAACATCAAAACAAATTGATGCAGCTAATAAAGCAGCTGCAGCAAAAAGAGCAAAGGCAGCAGGCAGATCTGCTAGAAGTTCAGCAAAAACTAAAGTTTTACCAACAGGTTCAAAAAGAGCTATTGCTACATCAGCTGCAGCTATCGGTGGAGCAACAATGCTAAACAAAAAAGGTTCTTCAGCTCCAGCTAAAGTAACATTTGCTGAAGCATTTAAAAAAGCTAGAGCTAAAGGCGAAGGCACGAAGTTTACTCACAATGGCAAGCAATATGTTGCTGTAACTAAAACTGACCTGAAGAAAAAAGGTTACGATGCTAACGAGCTTGCTGCTTACAACAAACGTGGCGGTAAAGCCAGAGGCCCACTTAATAGATTAGGTCAAGGCGTGAAAAAAGTTCTTTTAGGTAAAGACAAAAAGTTTGGTGGCGACAAAGGCGCGATTGACTTTATTAGAAAACCTAAGAAGAAAGCTGGCGGCGGCATGATGAAATCCAAAGGTATGAAGGCGGGTGGCTCTATGAAGTCTAAGGGCATGAAAGGTGGCGGCATGATGAAGTCTAAAGGCTACAGAAATGGTGGCGCAGCCAACAAAAGAAAAGCTACTGGCGCTGCTAAAAGAGGTTTCGGTAAAGCTTACATGAAAGGCAGAAGATAATGGCTATAGGAAAATTAGTTAAAGGAGCTTTGAGAAAAGCTTACAAAGCAAAAACAGCTCCTTTGCAAGCAGCCAATAGAGTTGCAAGGACAATTGCACCTAACACCAAAATAGCAAATGCATTAGCGGCTGCAGCATCGCCTGGAATTCTAGCTCCAAGTGCCGGTAAAGCAAAAGCTGGAGTAACCAAAAAAGGCGCTGGAAAAGTTGCTCAAAAAGGCAGAACAACTGAACGTACGCCTCCAAGCAAGCCTGTTGCTAAAAAGAAAAAACAAACTCGTTCTGCAAAAGGCAAGGTTGGAAAAAACAGAACATCAGATACATCAAACTTTGAAAGCGTACTTCCTACTCTGGCTATGCCTGGAGACGATATGGCATCTAGATCCACAAGACCAAAAATCAGAAGAATGAAAGGCGGTGGTATTGCAATTAAAGGACAAGGTAAAGCATTTTTAAAATCTAAAAGATAAACCATAATGAAATTTTTAAAAAATATTGCAAAAGCAGGAATTAAAAAAAGAAAACGAAAACTTAGCGAAGAAGAATTAATTCTTGGAACTACAGCTGGTCTTGCAGCAGCTGGATCAGCGACCATGGCTAAAATACAAAGTGATCGCAATAAAACTGGCGAAACAGGACAACTTGCTCCTGGAAACTCTAACTCGAGAAGAGCAAGACAAGAAGGCAAATAAATGGCAACCACAGATAAAGCAATTACTTTTGATGAGCAGGTAGACCTCAAGGTACGCGATAGATCTAAAGAGATGGAAGTCGAGGTTGATATTGAAGAATCTAACCCAGAGCTAGATTCATTTGAGCAAATGGAAGATGGTAGCATCGAGTTTGGCGCGCCATTACCTCCTATGGACAACACAGATTTCTATGCTAATTTAGCAGACATCATAGATGATTCAGATCTTAATTCTTTAAAGAATGATCTGATGGGCAACATTGAAGCTGATAAAGAATCTCGTAGCGATTGGGAAAAAACATATCGCAATGGCCTTGAATATCTTGGCATGAAGTATGAAGAAAGATCTGCTCCCTTTGAAGGAGCTTCGGGTGTTATGCATCCATTGCTTGCAGAAAGTGTTACCCAATTTCAAGCGCAAGCTTACAACGAACTCTTACCATCGCAAGGCCCAGTCAAAACACAGGTGCTTGGCATGACAACTCCAGAAACTGAACAACAGGCTTCTCGTGTGCAAGAGTTTATGAATTATCAGCTTATGCAGGTCATGAAAGAATATGATCCTGAAACTGATCAAATGTTATTTTATCTACCTCTATCTGGTTCAGCTTTTAGAAAAGTTTACTACGACCAAAACTTAGGACGAGCAGTCTCTAAATTTATTCCAAGTGAAGATTTAATTGTGCCTTATGCTGCAACAGACTTACACAGCGCTACAAGAATCACGCATGTAATTAACATGTCAATGAACGACATACGCAAATTACAACAAGTTGGTTTTTACAGCGATGTAAAAATAGATTCTGCAAGCATGATGGCAGATGAAACAGATGAAATTCAAGAAGAGATAGACGAGCTTCAAGGCGTTAGTCCAAGCTACAGCGATGATGATACTTGCAAAGTGCATGAGATTCATACAGAGCTAGACATTCCAGGTTTTGAAGATATGAACGCTCAAGGTGAAGAGACTGGAATTAAATTGCCATACATTGTCACCATTGCTAATAACAAAGTTTTATCTATTCGCAGAAACTACAAAGAAAATGATCAGCTGAAACAGCGTACCAATTACTTTGTGCATTATAAGTTTTTACCAGGGCTAGGATTTTATGGCTTTGGTTTGACTCACATGATTGGAGGCTTATCGAAAGCCTCAACTTCAATTCTTCGTCAGCTTATTGACGCTGGTACTTTATCTAATTTACCAGCTGGATTTAAAGCTAGAGGAATTCGTATTCGTAATGACGACCAGCCTTTACAGCCCGGCGAGTTCAGAGACATGGACGCACCCGGCGGTAGTTTGCGAGACGCTTTTGTACCGTTACCTTTTAAGGAGCCAAGTCAAACCCTTCTCTCTCTCCTAGGGATCTTGGTCGACAGTGGGAGGCGTTTCGCATCTATCGCAGACATTCAAGTGGGTGATGGAAACCAAAATGCGCCAGTCGGTACAACGGTTGCTCTGTTAGAACGTGGCACTCGTGTTATGAGTGCCATTCACAAAAGACTGCATGCAAGTCAAAGAATTGAGTTTGAAATTTTATCCAAAGTGTTTGGCGAATATCTACCACCCGCTTATCCATATTCAACAGCTAATGGCAATCAAACCATTAAGGCTTTAGATTTTGATAACAGGGTAGATGTATTACCTGTCTCAGATCCTAATACTTTTTCTATGAGTCAAAGAGTCATCATGGCTCAAGAACTTCTTAGAACAGTACAAAGCAATCCTGAGATTCATGGGCCTACTGGAATTCATGAAGCTTACAGAAGAATGTATGCTTCAATGGGAGTGCAAAACATTGAACAGCTTTTGCCACCTCCCCCTCAACCTCAACCGATTGACCCTGCAAGTGAAAATGCAAGTTTGATAGCTGGAATGCCAGCGCAAGCTTTCCAAGGCCAAGATCATGATTCACATATTAATTCTCATGTATCTTTGTATGGAACCATTACTGCACAATCAAACCCAGTTGTATTATCTTTAATACAAGCACACATTTATCAGCATGTTTCGTTTAGAGCTGCTGAAATTGTTGACCAGCAAAATGCTCAGAACCCAGAGTTCCAAGCAACCTTGCAACAGATACAACAATTGCCATCAGAAGTTGGCATGCAGTATCAACAACAATTACAAGAGTCGGTGGCAAGAGACGTGGCTGCAGTTGTCTCTCAGTTGATGGAACAAATAAATTCTATCTTCATGCCACCCCCTCCACAACCTGATCCTTTGGTAGAACTAAGAGGTAAAGAGTTAGACATCAAAGCTGATGATGTACAACGCAAGCGTGAAGAGTTTGCACAACGTCAACAGTTTGATGCTATGAAGGCTATGCAAAGTAATCAATTAGCAGAACAACGTTTGGTTATTCAACAAGACATTGCTAAGATGAAAGATGACATAGCAAGAGAAAGAATCGAACAACAAAACCAATTCAAAGCAATGGATATCATGCGAGGTAACAAATGAGTTCAATAAGAGAAGAAATGGCAGCAATGCACAAAAAACAATTAAAAGAAGAAGAGGAGCGTAGAATCAATGGCAATCAACCGATCATCAATGAGAATGCAAATCTCGACATCGACAAAATCGCAAAAGAAGCCGATAAGGAAGCGAATGAAGTCCTTGCCAAAGTTGTTAAAGAAAGCAAACCAAAAGCAAAAAAAGTTTCCAAACCTAAAGCTGTCGCTAAGACTAAGGCCAAGGTAAAAAAGAAGAAATAATATGCCCTTAAAAAAAGGTAGCAGTAAGAAGACAATATCTGCTAACATAAGTGAATTAATGGGTAGTGGTAAAAAACAAAAAACTGCTATTGCAATTGCTCTAGAAGCAGCAAGAAAAAATAAAGGTAAAAAAAATGGAAAAAGCAAAAAACGTTAAATCAAGTGTAACGATTAAAGATCAAGGCACGGTTAATTATGCAACACCACAAAAAGTTGCTAATGGTGGCAAACCTGGTAAGTATGGTGCTGGTAACTCTAAGGGTGGCGGAGCTGCTTTAAGAGGCACTAAGTTTAGCGGCGTTTCCTAAAAAAATGTCTGATCGAGTTTTAGTTGCACCTCCAGGTCTTACTAGGCCTGACTTATTTGCAGAGCGCAATATTGAAAAATATGTTCCACCACCCATAGGACCACAATCTAGCTCAACATATTCTCCTAACCTTGTAGTAGGTGGCCCTGCGTATTTTACGCCTGAAGGTTATCAAGCTCCACCTCAACCACAAGAGGCTTTTATGCCAACTAGAACAGGATATGATCCAATTAGAGATCAATTTAATAGACCTCCAGCGCCTATGCCGATGCCAGCTCCAGCACCAGCGCCTACGCCAGCACCACCCCCAACAGGAGGAGTAGGAGATCCTGCGCCTTATGTGCCAGCTCCAGCTCCACAATATGATGTCTCTACAGATCCAATGCCAGACCCAGTTCAATCATACATAGATGTGAATGGAAACTTACAGTTTGGTGAGCCTCCAT